CATCGCACAAAAGCCATCCCCACATCACATTGTAGAGTTCTGATTGTGTCTCTTTGACAATCAAATCGGGTTCCTCGGAAAGCACTTTGCCTCCTTTCTTCAACGGTGGTGATTCAGGAAATAGACTTTCAAAGACACTCACTGTGAAACGGCACAAGTCAAAGGAAGGATTTGGCCAGACTTCCGGTTCTGAAGGATCATAGAGTTCTCCAAAGTTAAACTGTTCCGCAGCATCATTTCCAGGGCGGAAGTCATCCGAGAAAAAGGTTTTGTCATTCAAATGGAAAATCGCCCTACCAAAATCAATAATACGAAAGATCTTTCCAAAGGTTGGAACCTTGAAGGTGGTACCATCACGCATTTTGTAGTACAAATAGGGTTTGTCTGTTTTTGACCAGACAACATTGTTGCTATGGAGGTCGTTGTGGGTGAATCCAAAAATAGACTGTACAACGGACAAAGCAGATAAAATCTGGAAAATCCAAGCCTTCCAAACAAGCTCCCATTTTTGGGAACCAGGTTTGCATCCTACACGTTCGTAATCATCTAACAAATCATCCATCGTTCCCTCACTCGCTTCTGTAAAAATCATCATTACAGGAAACTGATGAACATCTGCAAAGATTTCTAACTCGTCATCATCTTCATCATCCTCCTCGTCTTCCTCCTCATCATCGTCGTCGTCATTCTCGTCTTCTAAACTGTTGATTTCTGAATCTTTTACGGAATGCAAAGATCCTATTTCGTCTGGATTGTAATCCAATCCTGTAAGTTCTTCCTCTGAGTCTGATTTTTCTGATCCTTCTGTACTGGAATCATCGAGCTCATCTGGTTGTTTCATAATAGCCTCCTTCACTTCGTCTGGAATGCCTTCGTCGTAGGAAATCGTAAACATTCCCTTTTCTTGACCTGTCCAGAACCAACGGGCGTGGCGATAGGACATATAAGAATCTGTAATATTGTACGAATAGGTATCAGCTTTTCCACAGAGAGACCCATAAAAATAATGAAAATGGGGAGTTACATCGGCTTCTCGCAAACGACTCAATGCATAGGTTGCAAAAGCCTCCACATAGGCTTGATTCATTGGATCTTGTAGTTTGCTCCAAGTCATGTCCCACGTAGATTGATGCCAAGGGAGAAAGGAATGTTTGGGCATACTGTATTTCCCCTGAAGCCAACGAACAGGATCCAAAAGATGCGTTATTTTTCGGAAACCTGATATATCCTGAACTTCAATCCCGGATTCTTGACTGTTCTTTTCAATGCGAATAGAGACTTTTCCAGAGGATTTCTTTGAATCTTCAGTATGAATACCAACAATACGATAGGAGTGATCAAACCAAGGATCAGTATCAGATAGTTCCTTGACCTTTCCATAGAATTCCATACCGGGATAAAATGTCTGAAGATCTTGAAATCCTTGTTGTTGCTTCAATTTCGTTGGTACAGGAAATCCAAAGAGTTTCGGAGTGGGCAATTGGCTACCTTTGAGTCTAGGATCCATTCTTGTCGTTTGTCAGAAGTTAGGCCTGCGTTCATAGACGCAGTCAAAAATGTTTATATATGTCTATAGAAATGTCGCAAGCTCCTGTGAATGTCTCGTTGCGTAAGTTTGATATGAAGAAGATCCCCCAGGATGCAGTAGCCATCTTCATTGGTCGTCGTCGTACGGGTAAGTCTACACTGGTTCGTGACTTGTTGTATCATCACCAAGATATGCCTCTCGGTACTGTTATATCAGGTACAGAAGAGTCCAACGGTTTGTATGGAAAGATGATTCCTCCCATTTTCATTCACGGTGAATTTAGTCCTGTGATTTTGTCAAACTTCTGCAAACGTCAGAAAATGATGATGAATAAGATTTTAAGAGAACAGCAAGAGGGAAGACAATCACGCATTGATCCTCGTTCGTTCTTGATTCTTGACGATTGTATGTATGATGACTCCTGGACTCACGACAAAAATATTCGTTATTTGTTCATGAACGGTCGTTGGCTCAAAGTGTTCTTCTTGATTACTATGCAGTATCCTCTCGGTATTCAACCTGCTTTGCGTACCAACGTTGACTTTGTGTTTATTCTGCGAGAACCTTATTTGTCTAACAGACAGCGTATTTTTAACAACTATGGATCTGCATTCCCTAACTTTGAGTTTTTCTGTCAAATCATGGATCAATGTACACAAAACTTTGAATGTCTTGTCATTGACAACACAAGCCAAAGCAACAAAATAGAGGATTGTATCTTCTGGTACAAGGCGGATATGCATCCTGATTTCCGTATTGGTGCCCCTGAGTTCTGGCAACATTCAGCCCAGTACTACAAGGATAAGGAAGATGATGACAATGGATACGATCCGAACTCCCATAGAAAACTTAAGGGTCCTCAGATTAACGTTAAGAAATTCTAAAGAAATTCTAAAAAGATCTCTGATCTAATAGAATGGCATTCCGTGAAGAAACAATCAGTGCGTTGATTATATTACTTATAGCGTGCGTTCTTTTTGGATGCAGTGCCTTTATGAAGTTCAGAACGGAAGGTTTCGTAAACTATATGACTGATGTTCCCGAGGGGATGTGTGGAGTGGATTTACCACCCTGCCCGTTCGGTACACGATGCATCAATGGGTACTGCAAGACTGATCTTCCTGAACCTCTTCCTCCATCTTCCGGTCTCCCCGTGAAACCTGAAGGATATATTCGCCTCTAGCCAGGAGAAAATACCAGCCAAAGATAGAAATGGCACGTCAATCTGGATACACAGTCTTAGGACTCGCGGGTGTTTTATTAGTAGTTCTTATCGTTGTACCTATGTTGAAGAGAAAGTTTCCTCAGTTTTATGAGCCCTTCATCAATCCTCGTTGCACCAAGACCACTTGCCCAGAGGGATCTTTCTGTTTGAAACAGGCCAACCCAAATGAAGGTGCCAATGCAGATGGTGAGGAAATCTGTGTGCCCATCGGTCCCAACCAATCCTAAATAGCTCTATGTGGATTTTTAAAAATCGCAATAGAGATTTTACTGGTTCTCTTTTTGCATCTTGCGTTGGATGGCAAGATCGGCAGGGCCTGAGAACAATCCGCCGAACTGGGAGGTATCCGTACCCAAGGAAGGAACAGAGGTATCCTCTCCTTCCACCTTGGAGACACTCAAGTTCTTGCTGGAGTTGTAATCGGTTTGTTGACCATCCATATTCATCACAGTCTTATTCTTGCGAGCACGATCACGTTGCTCCTTGTGGAACTGTTCACGAGCTTCCTCATTCTCCTTGTATTTCTTCATGAGGGTATTGAGTTGATCCTCGGCATATTCCTGGTCAGGGATGGCAGAAGGAGAAGGATCCCAAGGGAGCCATTTGCCCACTTGACCAACATAGATATTGTGATCAGGATCCATCTTCTGGAGCTTCTTGGCACGGGCTTCCGCTTCTTCCTTTTGTCCGTACGAGCCACGGATCTTCAAACCACGCATAGTGGTCTGGAAGTTGTTCTTCGCATAGAAGTCGTCTTCCAACTTGGCACCGTGCTGGTAAATGAAGTCGTCGTATTGCTCCTTGATATTGCTTGCCGTAAGTTCTTTCAAGTGAGCTTTGACAAACTTCTGGAACTCCGTGATATAGCTCTCAATGGCGAGGGTGGATTTCCGGCAAGCAGCAGCAGCACCACTGAGGTCCAAAGCTTCAAGACGATTGGCCTCTTCATCCAACTTGTTGTTGATGTTCTGGATTTGCTTCACGAAAAACTCCTCCATCTTCTTGGTTCGCAACTGGAAATCATACTGATTCACGAAAGTTGTGAAAAGGAAGTGCTCCTTCCGGTTCAATACACTCTCAGGGCTGATAAAGCTTAACAAACACCAGCGTTGGCTGGAGATCTCAGGATCATCGGACAAAAAGGATTCCTTGTCTTCGGCGGACATTCTACAGGGTGTTGTAAAGACTCTTTAGATAAAAAATCCGCAGTTAGATTTTTTTTCTTGAACTGCGATAAATTTTCTAAGCTGTGAATATAGAAGCAAATGGACGTCTCCGAAGTTATCAATCGTGCAATCAAGTACTTGATCGAAGGCCTCGTTGTAGCTGGCGCCGCTATCTTTATCCCCCGCAAGTCCCTCCCTGTTGACGAAATCACCACGCTCGCCCTCGTTGCGGCCGCCGTGTTCGCCGTCTTGGACTTGGTCTCTCCTTCCATCGGTGTGACTGCCCGTCAGGGTGCTGGCTTCGGTCTCGGTGCCAACCTCGTCGGCTTCCCCCGCGTCGCTTAAATCTGAGTACAGTAGTTTCTCCTGTATGATTGTAAATCATCATAGAGAATCTAGATTATTTAGTGGTGTGATTGTTTTAGGGTTTTGCGTCTAGAAATACGCCGTTTGACTTTGCGTGTTTTGTTACTGGTTTGAGCGCCTCCTAGTTGTTGTGCAAGTGGCATTAGTTTTAGTTTTGTTTTATTCTCTGTGAACCCGATATTTAAGAGTAAAAATAAGTTATCAAGTACCCCATTTAGTTTATCTTTCCAGTCTTTTTTGGTTTGATAGAGTTGATTCTTATAATCATTTGTTAAAAAGAAACTTACTTTCGTTGGATTCATAATATTTTCAAGGAGTGTGAGTACAAAAAGAATCGTTGTACTTATAGAAATATTATTTGCTGCTGTTGTGCCTATTGTGATTGTCTTATTGAAGGCTTTTATCTTGTCGCGAATCGTTTTTGACCCAACTGTCAGCCTTGTATTTTGAGTTGAATCAAAGAAAGTAAGTTCATCTCCTAATGTTGATTTGATGATCTGTGCTCTATAGAAAGCACTTATCGTTTGAGGTTCTGCCCTTGCAATAACTTCATTAAAATTTTCATCTTCATCTTCGTCCTCATCCTCATAGTTTTCATTGTTATTGTTATTTCCATCATCAATGTCCTCTAATAACGTTTTCAATCGCAAGGTAAGCAGATAGGAAAGTATGTCATCAGTTAATGTATACGTGTACAAATATTCTTTATTTTGACGTATTTCAAAGAGTCCAGCTTGCCAAATCATTCCAATGTCATTGTACAAACTGTTGCACATATGTTCTTTGTTGAATATTTTATTCCCATTGTGCAATATATAGTTTCCTCCTTCGTCACGTTTATAAGGATCCTCTTCATTGATAAACTGATATTTATCACTAAAGACTACTTGTAAAAATAGTTTTATAGGCGGAAAAACGATTTCTCTATTCACTGTTTCT